CCAAGTTGTACACTCATAGATGTATGATTTGGTTTGTCTCTTTGGTCTCTTTGGTGGTTGAGTTTGTTTCTTCGGTTTCACTTCAATCACATAGGTCTTGATTTGACCAGTACTTTCTTTTACTTTGATGATGAAGTCTGGATAATACTTATGAATTCTTCTATCAACAGGTGAGATGTATGGGATATGAAACTCTTCACTTCCCCATTGGAGAATGTTTTCGTTCAGATCACACCACCTACAAAACTTGCGTTCCCAACTACTTCGGCATATAATATTGTTGGGATCACCCTTATATTTACTTGGAAATGACGGTCTGTATTTACTCTTGATACTTTCTGCCATACATAATATATAAGGTTAAAAATTATTTATAAATGCCTGCACCAAAGTCAGTATCACAAATCAAATCGGCATTATTAAGACCTGCACTTACTTCTCACTTTGAAGTTGAAGTACCATTTCCTTCTGCACTTAGAAGTATCATTGGTACTGATCAAGGATCTTTTAACTTATCTTGTAGTGAAGCAAGTCTTCCAGGATCTCAGTTAGCAACTCTTGAAATTAATAACGATCATACTGGTGTAACGGAAAAGCACGCATATAGAAGACAGTTTGATGATAGAATTGATTTAACTTTTTATGTTGATGCTGGAAACTATACTGCGATTCGTTTCTTTGAGTCATGGATTAGTTATATAATGAATGAAGACCTTGAGGATCCAGAGAATCAAATAGCATCAAGAAGTTATAACTATAGGGCAAGATATCCAAATGAGTACATTATGGATCAAGGACTGAAGGTCACAAAGTTTGAAAGAGATTATCGACAACAACTAACTTATAATTTTGTAAGAGCATTTCCTCTTTCTATCAGTTCGATGCCAGTCTCTTTTGACGCATCATCTCTCTTGAAAGTCACTGTTTCTATGAGTTATATTAGATATTATATTACAGAACTCAATAGAAAAAATACTACTACACAACCCCAAGTTCAAACACCAGGACAGCAAGCACAATTTAATGCAAGCAACTTGACTCTTCCCGGTCTTGACGGAGCGGGAGCATTATCCCTTGATCAGGCTGCAGCTAATGAGAGATTTTTAGGTCCTCCAAAATCAAACACGTTCTTAGGAGAACCATTAAATTCGCAGCAAACATTGAATGAGTTGTATGGAGCTGGTAGATCTGGTAAAATAAAATCTGCTGGAGATTTTATTGGACCTCTCCAATAAGGAATAAATAATCACATCTGAAATTTCTATAGGACATCATGCCTTTACCTAAGATTGCCACACCGGTATATGAACTTGAATTGCCATCCACAGGAGAAACAATTCAATATAGACCTTTCCTTGTAAAAGAAGAAAAGGTTCTTGTGATTGCTTTGGAAAGTGAAGATGTAAAGCAAATCACAACTGCCATTAAGAATGTAATCAAGAATTGTATTAAAACAAAGGATGTTAAAGTAGAAAATCTTCCTACTTTTGACATTGAATACTTATTTTTGAATATTCGTGGTAAGTCAGTCGGTGAGGACATTGAAGTTAATGTTACCTGCCCCGATGATGGAGAGACTCAAGTTCCAGTGACAATTAATCTGGACGATATTAAAGTTCAGAAGAATGAAGATCATACTAATAGAATTAAATTAGATGATTCGATCATGATGGAGATGAAGTACCCATCTCTTGATCAGTTCATTAAGAACAACTTTAATTTTGAAGAAAGAAGTGCAATGGATCAATCATTTGAATTGATTGCCACTTGTATCGATAAGATTTTTACTGAGGAAGATGTCTGGGCAGCAGAGGATTGTTCAAAGAAAGAAATAGTAGAGTTTCTTGAGGGAATGAACTCTTCTCAGTTCAAAGAAATTGAGAAGTTCTTTGAGACCATGCCAAAACTTTCCCATACAATTAAAGTAAAAAATCCCAAAACTAAAAAAGAAAGTGAAGTAGTAATTGAGGGTCTGGCAGGTTTTTTCGCATAGCCATGATCCATATGGATCTGGAAAATTACTATAGACTTAATTTTGCCTTGATGCAGTACCATAAATATTCATTAACTGAGATTGAAAACTTGATGCCTTGGGAACGAGACATCTATGTTGCATTATTACAACATCACCTTGAGGAAGAAGAGTTAAAACAGAAACAAAGGAATGCCATCAAGTAAGTTCGGTTCTAAGTTTTTCGGTGAAGAAAGATATCAGCAGTATGTCGATGAACTTACTGCTGAAGGAACCCTTGGTGGCGAGCAATTATCTCCAGAAGAAAGAAAAGAAGGATTCAAGAAGAGAAATGATAAGATAGGATTTGAAGAATTTGTAAATAAAGTTCTTGAGAAAAAATCTGCTGCTACCACCATGGCAGCAAGCAAGGCATCACTTCCTGGTGGTGTTGGTGGTGGAGGAGGAGGTGCTCTTGTAAAAGCACCAAAAGGTGGATTGGTAAAAGCAGATATAAGTAAAATAACTCCACAAGAGAGTAGCAATATACTTGAAGATATATTGAAAATTGTCACATCAATTCGTGACACTCTGATTGAAAAAAATAAATTTGATGCAGATCAATCAAAGAAAGATAAACAATCTGCAGAGAGAGAAAGAAGAGCAGGGAAAGAAAAGAAATTAGAGTCAGGTGCTTTCAAAGGTCTTAAGAAAGCAACTGAGAAAGTTCTTGCTCCAGTCAAATCTTTATTTGAAAAAGTATTTGATTTTATAAAAACCGTTATTCTTGGTAGAATTGTATATAAAATTGTTGAATGGATGGGCAATCCAGACAACGCAGGGAAGATTGAAAGTATAATAAGATTCTTCTCTGATTGGTGGCCTGTTATTGCAGGTGCATACTTATTATTTGGAACAAAGTTTGGTGCCCTGATTAGAACCATTGGTGGTTGGGCAATACAAATAGCAAGATTTGCTATACCAAAACTTCTGAGATTTGTCACAAGAAATCCAAAAACTGCTGCTGTTCTTGCTGGTGCTGGATATCTTGGTGCAAGAATATTGACTGGTACTGAAGTTGGTGGAGATGAAGAAGGAAGTTCTGAAAAAGAGACATCACAATTCCAAGCAGATCAAACCGCTGCAAAACAAACTGAGGGAGCAACACCCAAAACTCCAGAAGAAAAACCAAAAGAAATGTCTGCTGGTGGTCGGGTTCCAGGATCAGGTAATAGAGACACTGTTCCTGCGATGCTCACTCCTGGAGAGTTTGTGATGAGTAAAGGTGCTGTTGCAAAGTTTGGCACAAGCACTTTAGCTTCAATGAATGCAATGGGTGGTGGAACAAACATTCCATCTTTCTCTGGTGGAGGATTGTTAGGATTCCAAGGTGGAGGATCAGTTCCTGGTGGTGATGAAGATAAAACAAAAGATCAAAGAGGTCCAATGAGTTGGTTAGGTAATCTTTTTGGTGGAGGATCGAAACCAAAAGATCAAAAACAAGCAACTAAAACCAAAAGTAGTGGTGGTGGATTAACTGATATTCAGAAGAAAGCATTGGGAGTTCTTGCTAAGTATGAATCTGGTGCGGCAGGATATAATGCTGTTAATCAAATAGGAACCGCTGGTGGTAGAGGTGTTAAAGGTTTCTCTGGAGACATTAGAAAGATGTCTCAACATAAAGGAAGATCTTTGACAGATTTTACGATCGCTGAAATTAAAAGACTTCAACATGATGATAGATCTATGTCGGATAGTCAGTGGATTTCTGCTGGTAAATTACATGCGGTTGGAAGATATCAGTTTATTGGAAACACTCTTCCTGGTGTAGCAAAGAGAGCAGGAATACCAGACAACGCTAAGTTTAGTGAGGGTGTGCAAGATCTGATGGCACTTCAGTTAATGAAGGAACGTGGAATATCTCCATGGGTTGGACCAAGTGATAAGGCAACTCAGCCTGAGAGGGCAATCGTTGAGCAAGCAAGAAAACAACCAATTAAGTTTGATCCATCGATGCCAACAGGATCTTCTATAGCGTATGAACCAGGTGCCGGTGGTGATATTAGTAGTAGTGGAGGAGGTGGTGACATAAGTGGTTCAAGTGGGGGATCTACGCCACCTCCATTTGATCCTGTTGCAGCAGCAAAAGCAACAAAGACATTTGATTACATGTCTGTGAGAAAATCATTGGGTGTTAAGACAGCATCTATCTCCAAATCGTCAAGACCATCATCTTCAACCTCAGCATATAATCAAACACAAAATACTCAACAGGGACAACAAAAAACAGAACAAAAACAAACCCCTGGTATTCCATCATTTGACGCAGCAGCAATGTCTTCTCCAAAGAAGATAAAAGTTCTGGGAATAACGGTGTAAGATATGGCAATTACTGCTCAGAAGTTACTACCACAAAGTAAGGGAGGATCAATAACTCCTATAAAGAGAGGTGCCCTTACAACGATCAAACCAATAGGAGTAAAGAAATCTGTTGGTGGTAAAGAAAGTAGTGAGAAGAGAAATGTACTTTTAGTTATAAAGGAGAGAACTATTGAGATAGAAACTCTTCTCAAAGGATCTCTTGCCCTTGATAAAATTAGAGCAGACCAAGCAAGAAAGAAGATAGAAACAAAGACACGCTCAGAAAAAGAAGATGAATTAGAAAAAGACTCAGGTGATAAGAAAGAAAAACCAAAAGGATTAAAACTTCCCAAAGTAAGTTTCTTTGATAAGATAAAGAACTTCATTAAGAATGTTATTCTTGGATTTATTTTTTATCGATTAGTTGACTTTCTTCCACAACTCACAAAGTTCATATCTTTTATAGGCCCAGTTACAGATTTTGTTTTAAATTTGGGAGGAAAACTTCTTGATGGTCTTGTCACTTTTGTAGACTGGGGATATAAAGTTTATGATTCTGCAAGAGGATTTATAGGCGATAAACTTGGTGACGAGGCACAGAAAAACTTTGATAGTTTGATGACCAATGTCAACACGATGTTGAACTTGGCACTTATTGCGGCGATGGGTGCTATAGCACTTCGTCCTAAACCACCTAAAGGTGAAAAACCAGGAGGAGTAAAACCAAGAAGAGGTCAAATCGTTGATCCAGTAACGGGTAAGGTTAGAAAGAAAACTAAATTTGAACTGGAACTTCAGAAAAAATATAAACTAAATGATGATCAGATCAATGCCTTCCGTAAGGCAAAACAAGGTGGCGCAAATACGCAACAAGCATTAGCACAGGCAAAAAAAGTTAAACCCAAAAAACCAACTAAACCACAAGGATTTTTTGGTAAGTTATTTGAAGGTGCAAAAGATTTAGCAAAGGGAGTTGGTTCTGGACTCAACAAACTTTCTGGTGGAAATCTTGGTAAACTTGGCAACTTTTTACAAGATCAATATAAGAATGCATCTGCTGCTGTAAGGAAACAGTATGATAAAGTTGTAGCGGTTGGTGATGTTATTAAGAATAAATTTGGTGAGGGCGTTAACAAGTTAAAGAATGCTGCTGGCAATCTTGCAGAAGCAGCAAAGAAACAAATTGTTCAAAAAATTATTGAACCACTTAAACCAATTTTTGAACCAATACTTAGTAAATTGAAATCTATTGGTGATAGAATAATGAAACAGTTATCGAAGATACCAGGATTCGATAACGTCATGAAAGTCCTTCAGAAAAATGGCGTTAAAGGCCTTGATGATGCAAAAGGATTATTGAAAAAAGTTGGTCCAAAAGCAATACCTATTCTTGGTGGTATTGTTAATCTTTTGTTTGCGTATGATAGACTTGCCCAAGGTGATTTAATTGGTGGATTACTGGAAGCAACTTCTGGTGTCTTAGATTTATCTGGTGCATTTGGATTTGTTCCTGGCCCTGGAATCTCAATGGGTATCGATGCATACTTATTTGCCAGAGACTTCATTCCACAAATTCAAGAAGGAGAAAATGCAGCAGTAAATGCACTTGGACTTGGAGGAATAAAGGGACAAGTAGAAGGTCTTGCCAAGAAACTCCCAGACTTATCTACTATCGTGAAGATGATTACTGGAAAAGGTGATCCAACTCAACCAATGCTGAGTCTTCCAACAGGATCAGATGAACAAGGCACAAGACAGAGTGCTGGTGCAGATCCTATGGGTAGTGGTGTAACCGCTGGTGGAGCAACTGGAAAAGGATTAAGAACTGGTCCAAGCAGTAGAATTGGTGGTAGTGCAGAATATCATGTTGATACTAAGTTTCATAAGAGTCTTGGAATTGCTGGAATTGTATCATCTATGGATAAACTATCAAAGGAATATGCAAACAGAGGTCGAGTGATTGAGATGTCTGGACATATGGTTGCGGGTCAGAAGTATAATCATGAAGATAAGTATATGAAGAAGAGAAATCTGATGCAAGGTGCTATTGATTCTCATAGTCATTCATCATTTATGAGAGCAGAAGGATTCTTACCATTCGATTATTACATTCCAAAAGCAAATGACCCCCAAGGAAGATTTGGTAAGTCTGCTGAGGGTGCTGAAATTCTTGTTCCAGATTTTGGTGGTAAGATAAATGTTGGTAAGTTGTATGGTGGATATGGAAAGAGTGCTGATATCTATGATGCATCTAATAAGTGGGTGGCAATGACTGGTCATGGTGACATTGCATATATGCTTGGTGGATTTACCAAAGCAATGGCTCACAGAGCAGTTCTTGGTGAGAAAGGTAGAGAGTTTGTTATTGATGCTGATTCTACAGCAGCAATTGAAAGCACTTTCCCAGGGTTCCTCAATGCTATTAACAAAGCAGATGGAAAACAAGCAATAGAAATATTAAGATCATATGCAGAATATGAAATGCCAGAGGTAATTCCTGTCCCAGTCGTTCAGCAGGTTCCTGTCGGCGGAGGATCATACGACACTGCTCAAAAATCTTCGATGATTTCTGGTGGAAGATCAAAGAGAAATGATCCATTCCAAGAGATTCTGTACATGCGTTAAATAGAAATAAGAGGTAACACACATGGCAGATACAAAAGTAACAGGTGCTCAATCTACTCCAGCATTTATTGAGAAATTAGACATATTCTCAAATAAAGATCAGAGTAAGAGTGTATCTATTGTCAACGGCACAATACAGTTGATGTATTATGAGAGCATTCTTCAAGACGCCGTAATGGCCAATGTGACCTTTGCTGACGCTGGAAATAGTATTGATGAAAAGAGTTCCTTAGAGGGACTTCCTATTGTTGGAACAGAAAAAGTTCTCTTCAAAATCAAAGATAACAATGATGTTCAAATAGAATTTACTTTCTATGTCAATAAAGTTACTCCCATAGCAGATCAGACTACAAAGGGTGCAGTTAATTTGACTTTAGTATCAAAGGAATATATCTTAAATGACGAAGTAAGAGTAAACAAAAGATTTGATGGTAAAGTTTCTGATGCAGTAAAAACAATACTTACAGACTTCTTAGAAACTGATAAAGATATCAGCGACATTGAAGACTCTACTGATCTGAATGAAATACCAGGACAATGGAAACCAATATACACTATTAATTGGTTGTCTAAAAAATGTGGTCCTGCAAACACAACTCCAGGAAAAACCGCAGGATATTTTTTCTACGAAACATCGGAAGGATATCACTTCAAATCTATTGATACTTTGTTAGGTCAAGAGAAAAAGAAGTCGATTATCTACAATGAAACTCCCGATTCAAGAGGTGCTAATATCCCAGAGGGATATGATATGAAAGCATTGACTTTCTCAAAAGATAATCGAATTGATGTCCAGCAAAAAATGGAAGCAGGATTTCAATCAACCAGAATTATTCTTTTCGATCCTTACACTTGTAAGTATGAAGTTTTAAATCCAAAAGCAACAGGAGAAGACGGAGTAGAAGAATCTCTTACTAAAGCTGGAAAAGAACTTCCTGTTCTGAATCCAGAATTCAATCGCCAAGGAGAAAATAAACAGTTCTCAAGAACAACTTGCATCGTTAAAGATACTGGTACGCTACCATCAGGAACAAGTCAAGAACAGATTCAAAAGTCAAAGGATCCAAACTTTAAACCAGAGTTGATTACCAATCAGGCAATTATGCGTTATAATCAACTATACTCTTCAGAAATTGAGATAACTATACCAGGAGATTTCTCTTTACATGCTGGAGATGCCATCCATTTTGATGCACCATCTGCACAAAAAGATACAAAGAATGATGATGTTGACCATCAAATTGGTGGACTATATATTATATCAGCATTGTGCCACTTAGTTAACGCTCAAGGAACTTATACTAAAATTAATTTAGTAAGAGACTCCTTCGGTAGAACTGGAAAAGCAAGGAAGTCCGATCCACAATCTGGAAAACCTGCAACACCTACGGAGACTCCTGGTATACAAAATTCATATCAAAGAACAGTATCATACGCTTCAGCATCTATTACAAAATCTTTTTAAAAAATAACTATGGAAAAATCTATCGAAGATCATATTAACCAGGATAAAAAAATTCTTGAGGATCCAACGATCTCTCCTCAACAACGCCGTCACATTGAAGGAGAACTTCATGATCTGGAACAGTATCATGACAATCATCCAGAGGATCATCATGATCCCACTCCTCTTGAACTGTACTGCGATACTCATCCTGATGCGTCCGAGTGTAGAGTTTACGACGACTGATGGAAGCAGGAGCATTATTTAACTCTGGTTTTTTAGGTAACAACTTCATTTGGTGGGTAGGTCAGATTGCTGACGACTCCGAATGGAGAGATAATGCTCTGTCTGGAAAATTTGAGGATGCGAATACTATTCCTGGATGGGGAAGAAGATATAAAGTTCGTATCATGGGTATCCATGATAAAGAAGAAGAATCAATCAAGTCCGAAAATCTTCCTTGGGCGAATGTTATGTACCCCATCACCGCTGGTGGTGGTCAAACAAATGCATCACAGACTCCTTCTCTTCGCCAAGGCAATTTTGTATTTGGTTTCTTCATGGATGGGCAGGACCAACAGGTTCCTGTCATCATGGGTATTCTGGGAAACAATGCTCAGACCCCAATGGCAACAAAGACTGGTCAGAGTGATACGAATTTTTCTGCTACCAGTGGATATGCGGAAGGTAAAAAACCACCATCAGGGTCAGCAAAACCAACAGTTCCTGATGAAGGTCTTGTAACAACAAAACCAAAAACTCCTGAGCAAGCAAGTAATTGTGCTCCTCCAGCACCAGGAGTCCAACTTAATCAGTATGGATTAGATCCAACAAAGACTCTTTCCAGGGGACAACTTCAAGCTGCTACAGATGCAAGAAACGCAGCAAGAGATGCTGGTCTTCCTAAAGAAGAAGTTGAAGCGGCAGCTCAGAGAGCAGTTGCAGACTTTAAAAAGAAAGAATGTCAACAGGCAAACTCTCCATCATCACCAAGCACGGGTAATCCAACTAAGGAAAACCCAGATGCAATGCATCAACTCTCTGCAGCTGATGTCAAGAGAGAAACTAAACTGAAAGAATGTATTGTTGTGATGAAGCCAGATGATCTTGTTTCATCTGCAATCTCAGCAATTCAAACTGTTCTGAACACATTAACAGAAAAACTTAATTCATATCTGAGTGCTATCTCAAGTTATATTGATGCGGTATCAAGTACAATTGAGAATATTCAAAATCTAATTGCAAATGCTGCGTGCGAAATTGCAAAGTATATGAAAATACTCTTTGATAAAATCATGGAGTATGTTTTGAAAGTATTAAACAAAGCAATGACTAAGGCAATTGCAGCACTTCCATCTGATATGAGATCGATGTTTGGTGATCTGAAGCAAACCATTACTGAACTGATTCTCTGTCTGTATAATAAGTTGACTGCAAATCTTTGTGCGTTGATTCAAGGGATTCTTGATGATGTTTTGGATATGGATAATGCAGAAGCAAAAGCAAGAGAAAATGTCGATAATCCTCAGAATGGTGATGTAAATAGAAAACCAACTGTTCCAACTTGTTATGCCGAAGAACTTGTCGGTCAAGTTCTTGCAGCAAATCAACAGCAAATTGATTCTGCTAACAATAATCTTCTTGATAATATGAATGCTTTCTTGGAAGATATTCAGAGTGAACTTGCAGGAGTAAGTGGAGCACTGTCAGACATTTCAAGTTTGATTGGAGATATTACTGGAAGCATAACTTCTGCTCTCTCCTTTGCAAATATCAAACTCAATATTTTTGGATGCGAATTGAGTCCAAACATTGCTGTATCTGATAAGTATTGCATGACAGACGGTGGATCCGGACAACCAGACTCTTCACTCCCAAGTAATAAATCTATTGAGAATACTGTTGCTAATACTCCAGAATCTAACATTACTCAAGCAGAGGAAACACCATTTGCTCAACCTCCAGCTGGAACAGCAGACGTTGAACTTGATAAACCAGTAACCCAAGCAGAGAGAGATGCTGTTAGAAGAGGTGAAATCACTAATAGTGATGGCACTGTCATTGGGAATATAGAATAAATATCACTATGAAGATCAGGAAATCAACGATATAATACGGAATGTCATTTAATCTCTTCGGGTCAGCACAAAAGGGAGATATCAGAGTCGGATACATCGACCCTGAGAGAGGGTTCGTTGGTGGACTCACAGTTTGTGATGCCAACAAGTATGCAAAGTTAAATCCTGGAACTCAATTCATCTTCAGAAGAAGAGATAAGATTCAATTCATGAATATCAATGAAGTCAATAGACTTCAAGGAGATGATCTTACTCCAACAAACTCATCTTATGGAAGTGATGGTTGTTCTGGTATTGAAGGACTGGATATTTACGATGACGATGGAAACATTAAAGATCAAAGAGAATATCCTGTCAGGGTAGAATTTAGTGGCGGAAATGGTATTGGCGCACAAGGAAATCCAATCTTTGGAGATGATGGTGGACTCCTTGCTGTAGACTTAATCAATGGTGGATGGGGATATAGTTACGCACCGATCACAAAAGTTTTTGATCAGTATGGAATTGGAGCTGGTGCTGTAGTCCGATCTATCATGATCGGAGATCCAGATTATCCAGACTGTAAGTTTTTTTCAACTGTTCAAACTTTTGAAAATGAAGAAGACTTTGAAGACTATGATCTTTCTTCATGCCCAGAAGTAAATGGGTTTGGTAGAAGATACAATGCAGAGGGAAAAGACATTGGTCCATGGGATCCTACTGTTTATGCATCATTAGCAAATGATCCAGTAAGCATCGAAATTCAAAGGTATCAAGACTTCCTAAAATCATTAGGGCAGGGTGTAAGAATAAGTGTTGATGATAATTTGATTCGTAATTGGTGGACTACAAGAAAAGAAAGACCTTTAAAAGTAACTGCAAATAATAGAACAACAAGAACTGTTCATAACGTAGCTTATTATGGAAACGGTCTCCGAAGCATGATCGGATTTGATTACTCTCAAGGGAATCAAGATAATGAGGGGGTATTTTTTGGATATGAAGTTGATTATCCAAAAGCCATATCCGAAGGATTCACTGACGCAGACATCAGATATTATTTGGAAAATGATTTCCCAGGACTTCTTGGACCAAAAATGAAGGAAGTTCTCTCCGATCCAAATTGGGGAAGAATTGATCGTAATGGTGGTTGGTCTGAGTTTATGAATAAGTATGCCATCTCTCCAGTGCCACGATCCAATGCTCCTGGTAGTGATTTTGCTGGAATTGAATATACAATTGAATGGGAAGAGGACTTTCCTTATGATGGAGAATATAGATTCAGATACCTTGCAGATAATATTGCAGACATTTACTTAGACAATGAGTTAGTTGGCAGAACAAAAAGATTTAAAGGTTCTCCAGATAAATTGAAGAAATTTGTCACAGAAGGTGTACATAAAATACGAGTTGATCTTGAAAATGTTCCCATTCTTGAATCGGGCACAAGAGAAACAGAAGTCTTTAACACCAAAGAATATATTGATAAAGCAGATAGACAACTTTGGAGAATCAATCCAAATCCAGGTAAAGATGGAGATTTCTTATCTCGCTACGGTGTTCTTCCGTTTGATCCAGGTACTGAGCGAGCAAAAACTGATGATTATGCTGGTATCCATGTGATTAGATGGGAATATGTAGATTTCCCTGTCAGTGGGAATTATAACATTGAAGTCATGGTTGATGATGAAGTTGATATCTACATTGGAAACCGTGCTGGCAATGGAAGAGCAGCAATTGGTAATGGTCTCATTGATGTTAATGATGGTGGTGATGAAGTTATTATTAGAAAGAAAGGATTCAGTGGTCCAGGAAGAAGCACTGGTAAGAGTCTTGAAACCAGATATTTTCAAGCAGGAAAGTATAGAATTCGTGCTGAGTTAAAACAAATTAGAGGAAAGGGTATTTCTAATGGGAATCCCATGGCTCTTGCTATAAAAATACAAACTTCGGTTGTTGAGAAGAACGTTGTTTCAGCAAAATCGTGGAATGAAAACCCAATGGGAGTTTCTATTTCTATTGATGCTCCATTACCACCAATTCCTCAAGAACCAAAACCAGTTGCTGAGGGTAGGTGTCCTAATAATCCAATCTGGACAACAAGATTCCCTGGATCAAGAGACAGATGGTTCCCAGTAACTCATCCTGCATGGAGTAAATTCACCAATCGTTATGCGATGTCTCCTATTTTACCATTAGGAACACCTGATTCTGAGGGTGGTGGTATAGTTTATAGAACCTCTTGGGTCATTGAAGCACCTTATTCTGGGTTCTATGGGATGAAAGGCACAGTTGATAATGGTGGTAGAATTCTTGTTGATGATAAGGTCATTCTTCAGGGTGGATATTTTACAGGTGCATCATTTGCAGGTGATACTAAAACTCTCAAAGGATTTAGAACAGAAAATCCAGAGACAGTTAAGTTTCCTTTGTCCGAAGGTAAGCATACAATCACTGTAGAAGTAGAAAATAAATCTAATACTACTCTTAAGAAAGTAGACAAAAAAGTATTCAGTACAAAAGATTGGTTGTTCCCACCCAAGGTTCAAACATCAACAACAGCGGAAACTACAGATGAATGGGTAAGAATTACTGATGAATTTGTAGCACCAATTTATACCACTCGGGGCCGTAGCGCAACAATTACTGGTGGAACATTCCATAAGTATGACCTTGGAACTTGGTTTAGAAATAAGAGAATACGACAAGGTGGAGATTGGAATGATACAAACCCATATACAAATTACATCGAAAATCCATTTAATTCAAAGCAAAGACTGACTTTGGGAATAAACAAAGGTGGTATCTTTGCTATTGCAGTTTGGGAAAGGAAATCAACTCAAACAGAAAAAACTATAACCTCATCATCCACTGCGATCATCAGTCAATCGCCTACCGCTGCTGGTGTTGTTTATGAAGGACCAACGCCAATTGCAAACTATGTCAGTGATTTTATCTCCCCAGTATTCCAAGATGTAAATTCTAAACCTAATGAAGAAATCCAAGGTAAGACTTGGATCTTCCGTTGGTCGAATGTTGACTTCCCCGTCGATGGTAGATACAAAATTAAAACGGAAGTTGATGATAGCGCAGAGATTTTTGTTGATGGAGTATTAGTATCTAAAGCATCTCTTGGAGTTCGTTCAACAAACACTGATCCCAGTCGCTATGCTGAATTCACTGCAACCGCAGGAAAGAAAACAGTTGAGATCAGATTGAGTAATATTCGTATTGCTAACACTGGATTCCAAGAAAATCCAACTGTTGTTAAGGTTGATATAACAGTTCCTATTAATGTAGAAACGGGCCAAGGTTTGTCTTGGCAATTAAACCCTGTTGGAATTTCTGCAATCTTAATCCCACCACCATGTCCACTGGAAGTTGTTGGAAAGGGAAAGGTATGTAGAGTTGTCGTTGATGATCCTGGTAATGGGTATCCCAAACCACCAGATAGTGGCACTGGAGATAGTACATATCCAATAATTCTTGAACTTGATGGTATTGAAGTTGTAAACCCTGGTATTAACTACAATTGTGGTGTTGATCAACTTGTGCTTCAACCAAGTAATGGTGCTTCCTTGTCTTATGAGTGTGATACCTTTGGTCGAATTGTAAAAGTAAATGTTGATAAACCAGCAAGAGGTTTCACAAGACAACCAACCATCACAATGCCATCTGATACCGGTGTGAACTTCCAAGCAGTTCCACGATTCCGAGTTGTCAGAGATCCTGTTGGTCCAGAAATCCTACAAGAACAAATCATTCAGGTAACTGACCTTGTAGGCCTCAAGTTGACTGGATATGTCGGTGGTCGTGCATACTACGGATCTGTCTTCTATAAAGAAGGTGTTCGTTATGCTGGTGTATATGAAACCCCTGGACAACTTATACAGGTTTATGATACACTACAAGAGAGTATTAATGCTGAGGTAACTACACCTCCATCTGCAATTCTCAGACAGGGTACTGATGTTCGCAGCAACAATCCAAGACTCAACATTCCTGGAACTCCAGATACTTTAACTTAAAACAATGTCAGCACCCTCCTCAAAGAATAAAGTCAACGATAGACTTAATTATAATATTGATGCCGATAATGATGGGGTAATAACCTCAGAAGAAGCAAAGGCATTTAATAACCAAGCAAATCCTACAGACACTGCCAAGAATAACTATACTGGAATTCGTTATGGCAATGATCACGGATCACTTTCTTGTGGACATATCCACAAACAAGGTGATGTAACTGCAGGAGTTTTGCTTCAGGGAAAAGACGGAAGACATAGTTTCTTCATGGACAATGATGGACAACGAAAAGGTTGGACATCAACAATTAGTCCTGGAAATTATCAAGTTACATGTGGCGAGGATAACGAAGAAGCACAGGACTCGATGTTCCTTCATGCTTCAAACGGAAACATCGTTATTCTTGCAACCAATGGAAAACTGAGATTACAAGCAACTGATATTGAACTTGTTGCTGTTGGTGAAGGTGGTTCAAAGGGCAACATTAAGATGACTGCCACTGAGAATGTATCCATTGACTGTAAGAAGTTTCAGTGTAATGCAAAAACCTATTATAAATTATGTACATCAGGTACTGCAGAAATGGTTGCCAATAGTGTGATGCATCTCTATAGTCCTATTATAAAAGCCGTAACAGATGGATGTGCTCTTAAGGATTCTAAGAATAACCTCAAGAGAATCAACGAAGAAAACAATCAAGTATAGGAGTAAAAATGGCATTTCAAGTCGATGATATTGTAGTTGGCGGACAGATGAAAACTGGGACAGGAATTTGTCCTGCCACAGGAGAAGGTCCAGTAAAAGTTAATGGATCTTCCATGATCGAAGGACCTGTTGTGATTGGTAATCCCACAACATTTCCATATCCATACGGAGCATTGAACGTTGGACCATTGGTGAATAGTGATGCACCAACTCCTATTGTTCCTGGTGGATTGTGCTTCGGAATCAACAATCCATATTCATTCTCTGTGTCTGGGCCATCTGCACTGATGGGTAACGTTGATGTCCAGGGAAATGTTACTGCTGCCATTAATGTTCAGGCACAAGGAGATGTGATTGGAAATTGTGGAAGACATCTTCTTTCATTGAAAAAAGATCTTCCTTTTGACATGCCTCATCCCAATAAAAAGGGATGGAGACTCCGCCATGTTTGTATTGAAGGACCTGAGATTGCCGTTTATTGTAGAGGAAGAGTTCCTGCAGACGGCATCATTCATCTTCCAGAATTTTGGGAAGGACTTGTAAATCCAGATGATATGTCTATTAACCTAACTCCTATTGGATGTTGGCAAGAACTTTTTGTCAAAGAGAAGCGTTGGGGAAAGCAGATTGTTGTGGCAAATAATGCAGGTGGCCCTATCAATGCTGACTATTATATTGTGGCACGTAGACTTGATGACGATCTTATTGTAGAATATGAAGGTGAATCTCACGAAGATTATCCTGGTGGTAATGAAGGATATTCATTCAACTTTGAACATAACTATGTCGAAGGACTGATTCGAGACATGGTATCAGAAACCGTTAAAAACATTGAGGAGAAAAATTAATGGAATTTACACCAGGAAGTCGCCCAGACGGCCCCGATTGTACTGATCGTGCTGCATGGGGAGCAGCATCTACACTTAATCAATACATCGCAAAGCAATTTATTAGATCTGAGGATGATTATCCTGCAGATGCATGTAGTCCATACTACTATTCCAGAGCACAAATTGACAACTTTCAAGTCAATACTGCACTGACTGGTTCAGGAAATATTAACATCTCTGGCACAGTTTCAGCATCTGAAGTAACTGCTGGTGGTATTACTCTCACCTCAAGAAAAGCATTTGATATTCCTCACCCAACGAAAGAAGGATATCGACTTCGCCATATTTGTGTAGAGGGTCCAGAGTCTGCTGTTTATTTCCGTGGCAGAGTAACTAATAAGAAGGAAATTGTTTTACCCGATTACTGGAAAAAGTTAGTTGACTGGACTACAATTACTGTTAATTTGACTCCAGTTGGATCACATCAAAGTGTAATCGTAAAGCGTTTTGATGAACAAAAAATTTATCTTCAGTCAAATGGAGGTATTCCGATCGATTGTTTCTTCCATGTTTATGCAGAGAGGGCTGACGGAGAGAGACTGATCGCAGAGTATGAGGGTGAGACCTTTGAGGACTATCCAGGGGACAACAGTCAGTACACCTGCAACAAATAGGTTGACACTGCCCCCGATCTGCCCTATAATAAGCAGGTAAACAAACAAACCCCATGCAAGAAGACTTCCTTTCCCGTTGCGTCGTTGATCCCGTCAAGCGCAAGTTCTATTTGTATTCTGAGCAGGGTGATGAGCGTGTCGTGGACTGCGAAACCGTGGATCAGTTCATGTCCGTGCTTGAACTTGTTCGTGATAAGTGTGATGAAAGCACTCTTGCTTATTCGAATCCTCTCTGACCAAAATTGACTTTTAATTCCATTTTTGGCGGGAAAAAATCCCGGCAAATTTTTCATTCTGTAGGGTTTTCAAACATATGAGACCAGAAACACGTAAATCAATGGAAATGCTGTTTTCCGCAAAATGGAATGTTCCAAAAGCAGCAGAAAATTGCAATTTGTCTTGGAAGGAAATGAAAATCACATTTAATGAATATTGTGCTTTTCATCCTCCAACTTATAAACCTGAATAGGTTTTTATGGGACGGTGGCGGAAGTGGTAGACGCACCAGACTTAAAATCTGTTGGGAGTATTCCCGTGGGGGTTCAAGTCCCCCTCGTCCTATTGCCCTAAATATTCTTAGGGTATGGAAGAACCCATGAAATACCGCATAGATACAACATATGCTTGGTATGATCACCACGATGGAAGTGTTGTGATATTGGTTTATTTTATTCAAAATATTCCATTTACATTTGATGAACTTCCTGAAATTGCAAATAACTGCCCAGAAGTAGTTAAAGTTGCTGATAGTGAAAGAAGGTGGACTCCAGAAGAAATGTACAGGGCATCAATGTACTTGATGTTAGAAGAATGTCACCCAATGTTGTATGAACTGGAATTAGAAAATCCAGAACTATTACCTGTAGATTGACATAAGACAAGCCACCGTAGCATAACGGTGATGCAGTGCTCTTGTAAAGCAAAGATTGCTGGTTCAAATCCAGTCGGTGGCTTATAAAGGAGAAAAAATGAAAATAAATCTGTGGTACTGTAAACATATGAACATGTGGCGTTGGACTCTTGTCGATGACCGTCGCCCAGTATCAAGAATGGAATCTGGACAACAGTCAGATCTTCGTGTTGCAATGAGTGATGTTGCAAACACAGTAGAGTATATGTTAGAATCAAGATAAAGTAAGTAATTATACTCAAGTGAAAGATGATTTTTACATAGATAGAGTTAGTAAAGATGATATTAAAGATTTACTTTATACCCATCATTACTTAAAAGACGAATCTAAAGATTTTAAATCAGGGTATAATTATGGACTTTTCAAACGTACAGAGTGGGAATGTCCTCTTAGGATTGGCAAGTGCCTTGCTGCTTGCATTTTTACTGGCCTCCCTGTTCCAGAGATTGCCAGAGGAGCATTCGGGTTAGAAAGAAATCAACAAGAAGGTCTATTTGAACTTTCAAGACTTTGTGTTGATCCAGAAATTCAGAAAGAAGAATATAACATAACGTCTTGGTTCGTAAGTCGTTGTATCAAGAGGTTCCGTAAAGATGCGGATGTTCGTGCTATTCTTAGTTATGCTGACTCTGCTCACCATAGTGGAATTATATACCGTGCTTGTAATTTCAAGTATTACGGGTTGACGGATTCTAAAAAGGATTTTTACTATTCTGATGGCACCAAACATTCACGGGGAAGTGTCAAAGGTGTTGATGGTGAATGGCGCGATAGAAGTAGAAAATATAGATATTTGATGGTCTTTGATAAGTCACTAAAGGTCTTGTGGAATGAGGAAAAGTATGGTAATATATAAATGTGTGAAGGAAGTGCGAAAAGGGTGACCTCTTTGAGGTTGCCCTTTTTTCTTATGATAAATAATCCATAACAGAACTTATAGTGCAAATAAGATGGGTCTTTCCAGGTTAGATAATTTTCTGAAGTCATCCAGAGGGACTATTCTCTATGTTAACCCAAATGACTTAGATTCTACAGATAGTATTGAAAACCAAGGTAATTCACTGACTCGTCCATTTAAGACGATTCAGAGAGCTCTGATGGAAGCAGCAAGATTTTCCTATCAGAGAGGACTTAATAATGATAGATTTGGAAAGACTACAATCTTGGTTTATCCTGGTGATCACATTGTTGATAACAGACCAGGTTATATTCCGGATGGACTGAATAATTACCGAACAAGAGCGGGGGCGATTACTAATGATCTTCCTCCATTCGACCTAACCTCAAACTTAAGTTTAGAATCTCCAGACAATGAACTCTATAAGCTTAATAGTATACATGGTGGTGTAATCGTTCCAAGAGGAACTTCATTAGTCGGTCTTGATCTCCGTAAGACAAAGATTAGACCAAAATATGTTCCAGATCCCGTTAATGATAATATTGAAAGATCTACCATCTTCAGAATCACCGGTGCTTGCTATTTCTGGCAGTACAGTATGTTTGATGCAGATCCTAACGGTGTCTGCTATAAGGATTATACAAAGAACACTTTCGTACCTAACTTTTCACATCACAAACTGTCCTGCTTTGAATATGCAGATGGCACAAACAATGTAGAAATCAATGATACCTTCCAGCAGTATTCTACGACCCGTACTGATCTGGACATGTATTATGAAAAGATCAGTCTTGTTTATGGACAATCATCTGGACGTGCAATTTCTCCAGATTATCCAAGTGCTGGTCTTGATATTCAAACCAAGATTGATGAATATCGTATCGTTGGATCAACTGGTGCTTCTGTTGGAATCTCAAGCATCAAAGCAGGTGATGGCGTAACTTCATCTTCCACGATTACAGTAACCACAGACTCTGCTGTTGCTGGACTGGATGTTGATACTCCATTCCGTGTTTCTGGAGTAACTGCAGACAGCACGATCTATAATGGTCAGTTTGTTGTCTCCGAAAAAGTAGATAGCACAAATATCAAGTACATTGTTCAAAATGCTCCAAATAATCCATTACCATCTACTACTGGAGCTTCATTAGTTCTGCAATCTGATACCGTTACTTCTGCATCACCATATATCTTCAACATCTCTCTGAGATCTGTTTTTGGTATGTGTGGACTCCATGCAGATGGAAGCAAAGCATCTGGATTCAAATCTGTTGTTGTTGCACAATTTACTGGTATTGGTCTGCAAAAAGACGACAAAGCATTTGTCAAGTATAATTCATCTACAGGAATCTACGAAGACAACACTGTCTCTGGTAATGAGACTCTGAGTACAGACTCCAGAGCCGTTTTCAAACCACAATATAGAAACTTCCACATCAAAGCATCGAATAATTCATTTATTCAGTGCGTTTCTATCTTCGCAATTGGATATGCAGAGCATTTCATTGCTGAAAGTGGTGGTGATATGTCAATCACCAACTCCAACTCTAACTTTGGTGCAAAAGCACTGATTGCAGATGGATTTAGAGATGTGGCATTCCCTCAAGATGATAAAGGATATATCACACACATTATTCCCCCAAAAGAAGTTCCTTTAGCAGAATCTTCAATTGAATTTGATGCTATTGATGTTCTGAAGACTCTTCCATCAGGATATTCTTCTGTTGGTGTTGGTTCGACTGGTAACCTCTATCTGTATGGTAGAACAAACAAGGACGTTCCACCAGAAAACGTAATTGATGGTTATAGAATTGGCGCAAAAGGAAATGACGAACTGAAAGTTCTTGTATCTTCTACTGAGTATAAGGCACGTATCGTCATGCCTAACTCTCAGTCAAGTTCCGAAAAGATCTTTGCCGTCAATAGAAGTGCCACAGGTATTAATAGTATTGGTGTTTATAGTGATGGTGGAGCAGACAATGTTATTACTCTGACAGCATCTCACTCTTTCTTATCAGGTGAATCTGTTCGTATTATTAGTGATAGTGGACAACTTCCCGATGGAATTGAAGCAAATAGAGTTTATTATGTTCAAACAACTGGACTTGCTGCAAACAATATTAAACTTGCTAAGACATTCCAAGATTCTTTAAGTGGTTCAAATCCACTTACAATTAATGAAAAAGGTGGAATTTTAAAAATTGTAAGTAGAGTCACTGACAAGAATGCTGGTGATATTGGCCACCCAATCCAATATGACACTACCAACTCTCAGTGGTATATTAAGGTATCTACTGCATCAAGTGACAATACTCTCTATCCAATTGTAGTTGGATTTGGTTCTACTGGATTTGGTGTATCAACTCCAAGAACATTCTTCAAGAGAAGATCTGATAATAGAAATGCTACTGACACTCTCTATAGAATTAGATATGTCATTCCTGCATCCTCTGGTGGAACTGTTGCAAGACCTCCTGTTGAAGGATTTGTTCTTCAAGAATCCAACATAGGTATTGGAACTGCAAATTCAGAGATTCAAACATATTTTGGTAGTGGATCAATTTCCAATATCAATCAACAGAGAAACTTTAGATTTATTGCCAACGCAACATATTCAAATGGTGTTGCAAGTTTTGTAACTGAACTCCCACATGACCTGTCTGTTGGTTCCAAAGTTCAAATCGTAAATGTAACCAGTGCTAACAACACAACTGGTGCAGGTAACTCTGGATTTAACTACACAGTAGATGTCACTGGCATTACCAGTGCTAAGATGTTTACTACAGGTATCGGAACAGATCCTGGAGCATTTAGTAATGATACTTCCACCAGAACGACTGCACTTCCTTTCTTCAAAAAGAAAGAATTTGCAGATTCTCTCTACATCTATAGAACTGAGGAAGCTCAGGAGTATAAAGTTGGTGAGCAAGATGGTATTTACTACATTACTGTTCTTACTACAAACGAAAAACCAACATTATCTCCATTTAATAACGAGAAGTATTCGCAACCAGTTGTATCTCTGTTCCCACAGATTCAAAGAGATGATCCAGAATCTGATCCAGAAGCATCACGTTGTTTTGCAAGATCTGCCGTAATTGGTGATGTTGTAGTAAACGATCCAAGAAAGAGCATTACTAAGGAAGCAGTAAACAGATACTTTAAGGCTAATGATATTGGTGTTGGAGTTACTGACATCAAGTCTTTCGGAACTGCTGGTACTGCACACACCGTTAATACTACGATTGATCATGGTCTGAATAGAATCGTTACTCTTGGTATCACCAGTGCTGGTTCAGGTTATGGTGCCGCAGATTCTACATTCTATAATGCAACCTTAGTTGGAACGGGATACTCTGATGTAGGTAAGCACGCTACTGCTAAGATTACCACAGGTTCAAGTGGAGAAATCACCGCAATTACCATCATGGATGGTGGTAGTGCATATGGCATTGGAAACTCCATGTTCGTTAGTGGTATTTCCACTTATGCTGGATTTAGTTCTGCTATTGTAACGGTTGAGAGCATCTATAATAATGTAGGCGATACTGTTAGAATTAGTGGAGTCAGTTCTGAAGGATTCATTGATTATAACCAACTCTATAGAATTACTGGTATTCCTGTTGGTGGAGCTACTTCAATCACTGTTGCATCTGCATCCTCAGTTGGTAACTACACCGAAACTGGTATTGGTGCAACAAATGCAACTGGAGCATTTGTACAATTAACTGGTGAGACAATCGGAATTACAAGTCTGACCTTTGATAGAAACTCTGGTATTGCAACTGTTGCAACCGATAATAGACATGGATTGAGTGTTGATCAGAAGATCACGATCACTGGAGCAACGGGTGCTGGTTCAAACGTTTATAATGGATCCTTTGTTGTAACAGAGATCGTTGGAACTGGTGGAACTGGATTCTCAGTTCGCATTGGTGTTGGAACAACTGCACCAGAGGTCGCAGGAACTCTCTTTGGATTAAGAAATGGACTCTCCTCAAATGATGGTGTTATTACCACAGATAATGAAAACCTGAACGGTAGAATGATTCCAACTTATGCTGGAATCACTACAACTCTGTCTGCTGCTGTTATCAATGCAACAACAGATGAAGTAAATATCACCAACATTGGCAATCTTGACATCAGAATTGGTGATTACTTGGCAATCAATGATGAATTGGTCAGAGTCAAGACAACTGTTTCTGGCAACCCAATCAATGTCTTCCGTGGCGTTCTTGGAACCAGACCAACAGCACACTCTCTCAATGATGTTGTAAGAAGAGTTAAGGTCAATCCTGTTGAACTCAGAAGACACTCTATCAACAGAGCATCTGGTCATACATTTGAATATGTTGGTTTTGGTCCTGGTAACTACTCTACTGCATTACCAGATAGACATGATCGTCAGATAACATCAGCAGAGGAACTTCTTGCACAGTCAACCAAACGTCAGGGTGGAATTAACTTCTACACTGGTATGAATGATAAGGGTATCTCTTATTCTGGAAATAAGAGACTCAGCACAATCACTGGTAGTGAAGAAGTATTTGATACTCCATTCCAAACAATTGAAGGAGAAGATATTAGTGTTCTCCCAAGTCTCAACATTATTACTCCTATTGAAGGTAGATTTAGACGTTCTGTACAGGTAGAAGGTGGCCCAGATAACAAAGTATCCTCACAGTTTAATGGTCCAGTTATTGTTAACAACAAACTGACTGTCAACTCTGTCAAGGGACTTGAAGCAAATAACCTGTTCTTGCAGGGAGATGCTACTGTTTCCAGAAAGTATACTGTTGGAATTGCAACACCATCCCTTGCAGGTAACCCAGGTGATTTAGTTTATAATGCCAACCCAACTGATGGTGGATATGTCGGTTGGATCTACAGTGTTCAGAACGATTGGCGTCGTTTTGGTGGAATCAGTCTTGAGACCAACTCTAATGTCATGGTATTTGATAAGGTTGGAATTGGAACCACCACCCCAGGCACGGCTACATTTAAAGTTGGAGCAGGAAGCACACAACTGACTGTTGATGGTGATGGTGTTGGTATTGGAACCACAGCAAATGGATATGACTTGCACGTCTTGGGTGACACTAATATTGGTGGTAACATCAACGCAGGTATCATCACCGGTACATTTATTCATGGTGATGGATCCAATCTGACAAACGTCAACGTATCTGCTGCTGGTTGGACAAACGCAAGTGGAGTTCTCTATAACACCAACCTCACATCTGTTGGTATTGGAACCTCTGTAAGTTCTGTCACTCTGACCGTTGGTGATTCTGTTGCGGGAATCGGAACAACCACACTTCTTGTTCATGGACAAGGTACATTTGTTGGTATTCTTACCACTAAAGATGCAATCGTTGTTGGTGTTCTTACTGCATCAGGATTTGACCTCAATAGTTCTTCTGGAAGAATCACGGCAGGAATCATCACTTCAACCAATATCAAGGTAGGAAGTGCTGCAACAACACTGATGACAAATGGTTTGAATGTTGGTATTGGTTCAACCTTACCTACATCTAAACTTGATATCAACGGACATACTTTCTTCAAGACATATTCTGAAAGAGTTAAGTATCTTGATATTTCATCTAATGTTGTTGTCGTTGACCTTTCACAAGCACAAACATTTATCTGTACTGCAACTTCAAACATCACTCAGTTTACTTTAACAAATGCACCTTCTGGATCAACATCATTCACACTGAGAGTTGAGCAAGATTCAACTGGCAGTCGTGCTGTTGGTATAGATACATTTAAGACTACTGGTGGAGTTTCAATTCCTGTCTATTGGCCAGGTAATGTTGTTCCTCAGGTTACAACAACCGCAAGCAGAGCAGACATTTATTCATTCAAGATCTTTGACGGCGGTAATGTAACTTCATCTGGTCTCTACGGTGTCGTAGGCGGTCAAAACTTCCAGAACTGATAAAAAAATGGAAAATAATTTCTTCCGAAGAATCCCAACAGATCTGGACCTCAATGGTCCAGTTCTGGAGTATACAACTCAACCATCAGATGCATCTGGAGATAAAGATGCATCTGTAACTTTTACGGTTGCAGCACAAGCATTATTCCCTGGTGACTCTGGTGCTGAAGATGGGGGAACAATCACATATCAGTGGTTTGAAGTTGGAGTTGGAGCTCTATCAAATGGAGGGCAATTCTCTGGAGTAACAACAGTAACACTTACTGTAAGTGATTTAAGAACACCACAAGATCAAGGAAGAAAATTCTATTGTGAAGTAAGTTATTCTCCAAATAATGAATATGGCACTACTGGTAGTGGAACTGGAACTGCTGTCAACCAACCACTCAAGTCCAATGAGGCAACTATATCAGTAAATCCAGAACTTGAAATTATTGCACAACCGACTGATAGAACTGTTGGTAAAAATGCCACTGCAACATTTAGTATTAATGCTGGTTTGACTGATGAAACTTATTTGTCTGATGGAGCAGTCATATATCAATGGTATGTTGGTATTGGTAATGCAACTCCAATATTAGTTTCTGATGGAACTGTTCAGACAACAAATATTACTTCTGAAGTTGTAACTGTTGAAGAAGAGGGTATTGCATATGATACAGAAACCTTTACTGAAAGTCAAAGTTTTGGTAATGATGGTAGTGTAAGTATTCCTCCCACTGGATATGATATAAGTTTTACAGTTGCTGCCGGCGGTGGTGGTAATGGTGGTTCTGATGCTGGGGGCCCTCCAGGACCAGCTGGTCAGGGAAGAGTTGGTACTTTCACAATGCCAAACCCTCAAGCAAGAGGAAACACTCTCAACTTTAGAATTGGTAAGCAAGGTGGTGGTGGTGGAAATGGAAACTTCCCTGCATATGGTAGACCTGGTGGAAGCAATATTGCATCTGGAGGCCGTGGTGGTGGTGCTGGACCTCGTGGATGGTCTGGTGGCGGCGGAGGAGGTGGTGGTGCCTCTGGTGTTCTTCGTAATGATAGTCTTCTTCTTGCCGTAGTTGGTGGCGGTGGAGGCGGCGGCGGTGGTTCTTGGGATTCTGGAACTGGTGGTGGTGGTGGAGCCGGTCTTGGTCTTGGAGAAAGTCCATTTACATCAACCATTAATACAGATTCTGGTGGACAAGGTGGCGACAATGGTGGTGATGGAGGCGGCGGTGGCGGTGCTGGTGGCGGAGTTGCTCCCAGAAGAGGTGGCGGTGGCGCAGGAAATGATAAAACCAGTCCAGGTAGGGGTGGAGAAGGTGGTCGTTCGGGGTATCGTTCTGACATCATTAACTTTGTTCCTCCAGGAGGAGGTAATAGTGGTGATGGGTATGCAAATGTGGATTGGAAGTATACAGTCACAACTTCAAGACCAATTACCACAACAAGACAAGAAACAGTTTATACAACAACCAATCAAAATACCACAATTTCTGGACAAGGAACAAATACTTTAACAATTAGATCAGATGAAGCATCATTTAATGCTGTTAGACAAGTATATTGTGTAGTTTCTCATGTGACCGCAACTAACTCCGCATTGACAAGTGATACTGTTACCTCTGCCGTTGTAGATAATGCTGCACAAAATAGAGTTATTATTGAAACAATCTCAGCCGATAATACTGCTCAATCACAAACAGTAAACCTGACGAATGGAGACCAAGAGTTTCAAGCTGGTTCTTCCAGTGTTGATACTGGTGCTGGAGCATTTTTATACTCCATGTATTCTCCTGACAAAGATCTCTCCGTAGAAATGGACCTCTATGGTGGTAAAGGTGCAGATAATAGTGATTATTCTGGTGGAGAAGGTGGATTCTCAAGAATTAGATTTACAATGGAGCAAAATGTTGAATATGTTCTTGCAGGAATGACCGATTCGGTTCAAACACCATATCTCTACAGAAAAGCATCATTAATTGCCAATGTTGGTAAGGGTGGAGATGCAGGAAATAGAGGTAGAGGAGGATTTGGTGGTGGAGTTAGTAATGATGGTGAGAAAGCTCCTGGAAGAGATGGTGGACAAGGTGGATCTACCTCTACTACATTATTAACTACAGGTGTATTTGGATCAGTAACATCAAAAACTGCTGTTTCTCCAGATACAAAAGCAACTACACCAAATGCTGGAAGAACTGTTACTTGCCCAAGAGGAATTTATTGGAGAAATCAAGGAGTAAGTGCATGTTCTGATGTCGGAACATCTAAGTTTAGAGCATCAGATGGAACCGAAATCTCTACTACTGCTTCAATAGAAAGAGGTTACAAAGCAGGATATAATCTTATTGAAACTGCTGGAAGAAGAGGAACCTCAACTTCTGGCAATGGAGGAAATGGATCAAGAGGTGGTGCTGGTGGATCTAATGGTTATGGTGGCGGTGGTGCAGCTGGATATACCAGTGGAGTTGTCACCGTCGTTTCCACTCAACTTGGAGGTAGTACATTTGATGATGCCAGAGCAATTCTAAGAGTTGTAACTTGATAAATAGTAGGAAATAAGCGGGGGGAGAGTGAACCCTAATGGCAGTCAATAAGAATTTTGTCGTCAAGAACGGCTTAGAAGTCAACACAGATCTTATTGTTGCAGATACAGACAGTCAAAAGGTTGGTATTGGTACTACCATATCAAGTTACCTTCTGCACGTCTATCAGGGGACAGGTATTGGTGCAAGCAGTGTCTATGTAACTGGAATCAGCACTGTTGCACAAACATTTAATGTAGGTCTTGGCGGATCAGTATTTACAGTTCTGGGTAATGCAGAGGGAACTGCTGGTATTGGTCAGTCAGTCGGTGTCGGTACTGGAGAGCCTGCATATCTGCTTGACGTTAGATCACCAGTCAGTACGGGTCAAACTGCACTGTATGTTCAAGGTGATATGTATGTCACAGGTGACATCAACCTGGATGACATCACTCTTGACCAATTAAAGGTATCTGGAATCTCAACCTTTATTGGTTTCTCTACTTTTGCATCTGGTATCAATGTCCTTGGACTTGGTGCTACAACAACAACCTTAGATGTATCTGGTGTTTCTACATTCACTGGATCCATTGATGCAAATGGCGATGTAGATATTGATGGACATACTGAACTTGATGATGTTCAGGTATCTGGAATCGCAACGATTACCAATACAACTCAATCGACAAATAAAGACAACGGTGCTTTAGTTGTTGAAGGTGGAGTTGGCATTGAGAAGAATCTCTTTGTTGGTGGTGGTGCAGAGATCACTGGAATCACAACTCTCACCAATACAGTAGATATCAACGATAGTGTTGAAATTGCTGGTATTACCACAGTTCAAAACACAACTGATTCTGATTCCAAAGACACTGGTGCATTAGTCGTCGAAGGTGGAGTTGGAATTGAGAAGAATCTGAACGTCGGGGCAGGTCTTTCTGTTGTTGGATTCTCCACATTTGCTGATACAGTTCAGATTCAATCTTTAACTGATAATAGAGTTGCTATTGTTGGTGCAGGAAGCACAATTGAAGATGATGGTAATTTAACGTTTGATGGTGGCCAATTAGAAGTCGGTGTTGGACTTTCTGTTGCTGGTCTCTCAACCTTTGTAGGTGTTGGTACTTTCATCAGTGATCTCTATGTTGGTGGAGATCTGTTCATTAGTGAGAACATCACTCTTGATACCAACTTAAATATTCTTGGAATTGCAACAGTTGGTACTCTTGATGTTACCAATTATTCCACTTTAGGTCTTGGACTTGAGGTTTCTGGTGCAGGATCAACCACCACAACTCTGAATGTATCTGGCGTTTCTACATTCTCTGGGGCAATTGATGCAAACGGAGATGTAGATATTGATGGACATACTGAGTTAGATGATTTAAATGTATCTGGAGTCTCAACTTTCGTTGGTGTTGGTACATTCCAAAGCGATCTCTATGTTGGTGGAGATCTTTATATTAGTGAAGATGTCACTCTTGATACTAACTTAAACATCCTTGGTATTGCCACGATTGGAACACTTGATGTTACCAATTATGCTGATTTTGGCCTTGGAATTGATGTTGCAGGTTATGGAGTTACAAGCACAACACTGAATGTCACTGGAGTTTCTACTTTTGGTGGAACAGTAGACATCAATAATAGTGTTGAAATTGCTGGTATTACAACTCTTCAAGACACCACTCAATCATCCAGCAAAGATACTGGAGCATTGGTTGTTGAAGGTGGTGTCGGAATTGAGAAGAATCTCTTTGTTGGTGGCGGTGCTGAAGTAACTGGTATTCTTACAGTTACTAATGATGCTGACTTTAATGGTAGCATTGATGTTGATGGACACACTGAACTTGATGATCTTCGTGTTGCTGGAGTATCAACCTTTGTAGGGATTGGTACATTTGAAAGCGACCTCTTCGTTGCTGGTAATCTGAATGTTATTGGTGATATTGTTTATGATGAGGTAACTGGTAGAAACATTGATATTACTGGTATTGCTACCATTGGAACCACCTTAGATGTCAATGGTGATCTTGATGTTGACGGTCACACTGAACTTGACAACTTAAATGTTGCAGGATTCTCAACGTTTGCAAGCCTTGTTGACATTAATAGTGACCTTGATGTTGATGGCAGAACTGAACTTGATATTACAAACATTGCAGAGACTCTGAATGTTGTTGGAATATCAACTTTTGCATCAGCAGTTGATATTAATGCTGACCTTGATGTTGATGGCAGAACAGAATTAGATACTACGAATATCTCTGAGACTCTGAATGTTGTTGGTATCACAACTCTTGCATCTGCTGGTGGAATTACGACAACTGGTGGAGATCTCTATGTAGGTGGAGACCTTTATGTTGCAGATGACTTAGTATTTGACGAAGCAAATGTCAGAAACCTGAATGTAACTGGTATTACTACCCTTAATAACTTAGATGTTAATGGTGGATTTGATGTTTACGATACGTCAGCAACTTTCCATAATGATCTCTTTATTGCTGGAAACCTGAGTATTGGTGGAACAACATCTGTTGTTCTTGCATCAGATTTATTTGTTATTGATAAAAACATAGTTCTTGGTATTACAACAAGTCTTCTAAATG